CGGCAGCCGCCGAATACGCCCAAGAAGGATGCAGAATCATCGTCACCCACGTCGATGTAACCGGTTGCCAGCAATTCAACAACGTCGCCGCTGAAGATTGCAGTAGCAGAATCGGTTGCAATCGGGTACTCATTCATACGAATGGTACCGCCGGTGAGGTGACGAACCGGAGTAAACCCACGCGGGTTATCTACGTTAGCCATGGTAAGTCTCCATCAAGTTAAAAAGCAAAAGCCATAAAACGGCCTCTTTGGCTTAGTCTTCAGACTGGGTCTTAGGACCGCCGAAAGAAACATTCGAGCGACGGGACGGGCTTTGAATTCGCATGCTGGAATGAGCATTTGATTTCATCAACTCGTTGTCGACCGACTGCAGCTGGTCTCGGGTGCGCGAACGATAATAATCATTACGTTCATCCGCCGTTTCTTCAGGAATACGAGCTAGAACCAGACCACCCACACTGATAACACCAGCGTGACGACCATCGTCTACTGTCGGAGCCACGAAATCAGGATGCTCATCGGCACGAACAAGTTCGTAACCTTCACGAAGCTTCCCAGCCATGTTGATACGGTCTTCTTGACCGCCAACTTCTGCGCGGATCCAACGATGCTTGTACCCCGGAGGAGCCGGAGGTGCATCCAAGCGTGAAGGCGGAGCCCATGGTTTACGGCGCGCAGTTGTTTCGCGCGTATCAGCGTCACGAGAGCTACGATTCAGCTTCGGTACATTCACATTCGTATCACTCATGATCTCACTCCTTCACGTATTTTGCGTACTCTTCAAGCGGTACGCCGAGTTTTTTGGCAATCGCAACCTGACTGGCACTCAACCGGACAGAGCGGCGTGCAGTGTTGGTGACACCGGAGGACCGGGTCGCAGGAGCTACCGTCTGCACGGGTTTATTGGTAGCCCTGTTATCTGACCTTCCAGAGGCATCAAATTTTCCGGGGAAAATCGAACGCATCCGTTTGTCAAGCTCATCATAATACTCGTCTGAAGCAGGGTCAAACCCCTCCTTTTGAATCAAGTCTTTATGGACACCCCATACCGCATGGGTCATTACGGTGTCTTTTCCAAACCACGGGTTCCGCTCTGCCCACTCTTCCGCCTTTGGGTCTGCTTGGCGCTGAGGCTGCTGGATCGGCTGCTGGTATACCGGCTGTTGCTGCTGCGGAGCCGCTTGGCGCTGGGCCGCATAAGCACGAGACGCGTCTTCCAACTGGCGTTTTTCCCACTGTACCGAGGTCAGGCGTTCCTGTGCCTCGGTTTCTGTGTCCATATCGCCTTCTTCGCGCGCCTTTTTGATAATCTGCTTTAGAGCGACGATTTGGGTGTCGATGCGGTTTTTTGCCTCGCCCATGCGCGCGGAATCTGTTTCACGGAAACGATTCTCAAGGTCCGCGGCACGCTGCTGCACGCTTTTTGCGTACTCAAGAGCGGCCTGCTCACGGCGCTGATGTTCACGTAGACGGGCGGTCAGCTTATTGATGCGCTTCTGCACACCTTCGCTGTACTGGTCCAGTTCGTCCTCTTTGTTAGTGGATGCTTCGGCTGCGGCGTCGTCCACCGCGGCTTCGGAGCCATCTTCATTCATGCTGACGGTGGCTTCGTTTTCGTCTGCCCCTACGTCATATTCAAGCGTTTCTTCTGCTGCTGTAGCCATCATAGCCTCCTTACATCATGTGCAAAACGTCTTCAGGGTTGTTCACCCGTCCGATGATTTCGTCGTCGTTCAAGATACGGATCTCACCTCCGTCGATCTGAATGCGGGAACCCGCATAGCGACCGAAGATGATCCAGTCCCCCTCTTGGCACCACGGCCCATATGGAAATTTGGACTCGTCCTTGTACGCCAAATCGCCCATCTTCAGCACATAACCGACCGTAGTGGCCAGCTGCGTACGTTGTTTGGTTTCTTCAGCAAGGATGATGCCGCCCTTTGTCTTCTGGGCGCCTCGATAAGGAAGGATCGCTAAACGCCATCCTGTAGGGGTCGGGATTCGGTCCATGACCGATTCGGTAAGTTGCTCTGGATTGACGTTTCCGTCAGCGTCGAAGGCATCGTCGAGAACAGGACCTTTTTCGGCCTTTTCCTCTGCCCACTTCTTCTCCAGAGCCGTCATTTCAGCTACTGCTTCCATTAGGCCTCCTCTGGGTTAAAAATCTTCATCCTCAATTCCCTTTGACAAAACGTCGCGAATCGCGGACTCAACCATCTTGTACCCATCGAGACGGCCCATCAGGAACTTGTAGTGTTCCATATCCTTGATTTGACCACTGATGATGAGATCAGCCGTGTCATCTCGGAGCTGCCGAATGTCTTTAAGTATCTTTTCTGTCGTTTCTAGCATGGTCTCAGTCCATGAAAAGCAGGTAGTTTTGGGCCCTACCAGAAGGCCAGTAAGTGGTTACTTACTTCTTAGTCTTCTTTTTACGCGATTTTCCCGCTTTTGACAAGGCTATTGCAATAGCTTGTTTCTGCGGTTTGCCACGTTTCATCTCCGTTTTGATATTGGCGGAGATGGTTTTCTTGCTGGAACCCTTTTTAAGCGGCATTTGACGGCCCTTGATTCGGCTGTGCAGACATGATCATGCGCTCACGCTCCATGTTCAGTTGCTCTTGATGCTTCTGCATCGCGGCCTGCTGACGACGCGCTTCGTGCTGGTCCAGCAAGCCCGCACGCTCACGGGCTACGTTTGCACGCTCTGCGGCAATCGCTTCTTGGGAATCTAGGCGCGCATCGTTTGCTTTCAGGTTCGCCTGCACCTTCTGCTGATCCAATGACAGTTTCTGCATGTCCAACTGGTTCTGCATCTGGCTTTCTTGTGCGCGGAGCTCGAGTTCTTTCTCCTTCAGCGCGACCACCGGATCCGGCTGGCCACCGCCACCGGTCAACTGGTTCTGCAGATCACGAACTTCCTGCATGTACTGTGCAACCTTGAGCGCAACCATGCCTTCCTTCTGGATAGCAGAAACCATGCGGTCTGGGTCGGTTCCGTAGGACTTAAACAGTTCGGCTTCCACATCCTCTTCAGCCTTCAAACGGACGTGATGCAGGATGTGTTTTTGCAAAGAAAGTGCGGCTTGTGGGATGCCCTGCAGCATCGGAGAAAGGCCCATGATCAGGTGCGATGCAATGTGCGCATCATGCTGCTGACCAGCGAAGGCTTTCAGTTCCATCATGTCCAGTATGTCCGCATTCTCCTGTGCCGGGTCCTTCGGCATCTGGGAGTTCTGCGGACGCAGGATTCCGTCGATGTCACGGACGTTCAGCGCGGCATAGACACGGTAGTATGCTTCGTACAGGTTGTGCATCTGCGGGGCACTCTGTGCCATTTGCAGCTGGGTCTGTGCAAGGGTAATGCGCTGTGCAGTAGAGAAGATGTTCGGATCCGCAACCGGCAGCACCGCCACCATGTTGTCGAAATCCTGCTTCTTGATCTTACGAGAAGCGCCCGGTACGTCGTACGGATACTCATCCGGCAGATACAACGCAAAACCATGCGCCAGCATCTCGAATTCCAGCTTCTGCGAGTAATGCAGGCGCTTGTGAATGGCTGACATAACCATCGAACCGCGTTCCAGCAGTGCAATGGTGGTGCCAACAGCCGCTTGCTGGTTGGAATCGCCCACCTGCATGTCGGCAATGCTCGCCAGACGGCGACCCGCGTCTACGGTGAAGCCCAACAACGCAAACAAGGTCTGCGAAGGCTCCTTGTACGGCATCGGCAGCAGAGATTCCTTCAGTGCAGCGCCGCCCGCGTCAATATCACGCCATTCGCCCGGCTGGATCGGGTCATCATCTGCTGAAATACGCGCACCCTTGGCCTTGAAGCCTGCAGGGAGGTTCGCGAGCGTGCCTGCATCCAACAACTGGCGCAGAGACGCGGTTGCAGCCTTAGAAAGACCACCAATCAGGTGTACAAAGCCCAAACCATACGCGCCGGGGCCTTCCACCAGCACATAATGGACGAAATATTCGATCCGGTTCTTCAGTTTGTCGTCTTCACGCCAGTTACGACGGATTCCGACCACTTTTCCGGTGCTTTCTTCAACTGTTACGACGTACGGCAATTTAATTCCGGTGTAACTGCCGTCTTCATCGCGATCTTCAAAGCCCGGAAGGTCCAAATCAACGTGGAATTCCAGCAAAAACACCTCATCGGTGTTCGCCGGCGGGTTCAGACCGACAACACGGTCGATTCCGTCCTGAATATCGCTGATTCCAAGGCTCGGATCCGCCTCTGGAACGTAATAATCAAGGTATTCACCCGCCCAAACGCGCTTTTTGAACTCGTTTTCGTACATCGCAATGCGATGCGTCATGCGCGGGCATTGGGAAAGTACGCTAGAACCGGTGTACGGGATGTAAAAATCGTCGGCCAAGACCAATTTGGACACCATCCGGCCCAAAGTC